GTACCTGTTGTTGAAATTGTCATTTGTCCTGTACCATCTGATAAATTATCAGCATACAGTTTACGAGCATAAAAGTCAAAGTTAGAAATACTACTTGCTTTTATAGATTCAAAAGGAGTATCAAATACTAAACTTGTTCGAGTTGGTTCATTGATAAATGAAAATCCTGTTGTTGGATCTTTTGAATCATTTCCAACATTTGCACCAAAAATTTTTGACGAACCAGATTTTTGTGAAATTGATTTTGCAACTTTAAAATCTGATTCAATAGAATATGTGTTTGATGCAGGAATAAAAGGTAAAGCTTGCGACAAAGTAACTGTTTGTGCTACACTATTTGATTCAACAATTAAAATTGGTGCTAAAAATTGTCCAGCACCATCAGTAATTCTAAAATACATATTTGCATAACAATTTGCTTGTGATCCAGTTGAAGTAGACGAATCTAATTCAATAATAGTGTTAGTAGAACCAACAGAAAGAACTGTTCCAGTAATTGATTTTGAAGATACATCAAAAACATTTACTGTAAATGTATGAGTGTCACCAAGAACGGATGAAGAAGCATCATTGTACTTCATCATATTTGCTCTTAGAGTTCCAATTTTTGTAGAATTATAAGCAACAGTAGAACTAAAATCAATGGTTGTATGTGATGTACAATGAATATCTAACTCTGGAAAAGAAGAAATATCTAATGTTCCAAATGTATTAGCAACAACAACATAACTAGAATAATTTGTAGGTAAATCATAATCTGAAACATTAGATGTTTGGCGTGCTCTTGATATTTGCAATTTTGTTGGTGCGATTGTTTGAACCTCATAACCACCAACATATGCTTTACCTGGATCTAATACTGCCGTAAATGAATTAGAATCTAAAGTATTGTTTGCATCATACGCTTCTTCTTCTAAAGAAAGAACAAAAGGATCTACAGTATAATTACCAGATTCTTCAAATGTCCTTCTCGCAAGAGTCTTTTCAATTTCACTATAAACTGGATAATCAATCTCTTTTGTTTTTACACCATTGACAAGACGAATAACTTCAAAAAATGAAGATTCATCTGCCGAATCTAAAGTTCTTTTTGAAAGGCGAGTAGCAATTTCATAACGTGTTGCACCAGGTGCTTGATAATTTGAAGCACCTTGAGCTGGATCTAATAATGAAGTGTCATCAATTTCATCTATAATATTTTCTTCAAATTCTATACCAACTTTATAAGTTGGTTTTTTATTAATTGTTGTTGCGTTATAACCTACTTTATAAAAAAGTTCAAGCACTAAAAATTGAGGTACAATTTTAACAAAATTACCTTTGAAATAATATACACCATCTTGTATGCTTGCAACATAAGAACGACCTACAGCACTTGTATCTTTTGCTTGAGCGAAAATATTTTGACCAAATATCTTAATTTCATCACTTTCATTAAAATAATCTGCACTTAAATATTTTAAAATAAGAATAGGGTTTGTTGTACTATCATCAACTGCAATAACTTTAGCTCTTACTGATTTAGAAGAATTGTAACTTATAACAGTTTTATTCAAAAATAAAGATACATCAATATCTTCATTATCATATTGACTGTTAAGAATTAAATAAAATGCCCGATCATCTAAAGAAACTTTACCGCCAGTAATTGGACTTCCATTTTTAAAAATATGATTACCAAATTTTTCAATTTGATTTTGAAGTATTGTTTGTAATTGAGTTAGTTCTCTTGCCTGAACAGAATATCCAGGCCTAAAAAGAACACGCATGTAGTTCTTATCTTCATCAAAATCGTCAAAATATGGGTCGTAATTAAAAAAAGTTGTCATTTATTCCTCTAAAACTTTAATATAAATCTTATTCTGTCTAATTGATCTTCATCTCTTGTAACAGGTGTTTGATTTGAAACATACAAAATTTTACCTGTATATAATTCTAATGTTGGATCTGTTTTATTTATAGCTACTCGGATAGCACCACTTGTCTGACCTTTAATTGGTTGATTTGTAGATAGTGATCCTCTTATGTTGTTCACATATAACAAATTTTGTGCTTCATCAAAAGAAATAACATCAGCACTAAACGTTGAAGTAGCTAAAGTAACTCCTTGAAAAACTATTTCATCATTATTATAATCACCTACACCTGGAGAAACTTTAATTTTTGTGTACATTGCATATAAAGAATCATTTGCAAGTTCTGTAGTTCCAAACTCATAAGGATTTTTTAACAGAGTAACTTCTCTATACTCATTATCTGTTGGAAAAACACCATTTTCAGAACCATCAAAATCAACATTGAACATTATTGTGTTTGCATATAATTCATCAATTGGATCAAATCCGTGACCATTTTGTGGTGATAATACTATCTCAGCAGCTGCGCCTGTACCTATTCCACCAGCAACATCAGAAAAACTTAAATTAGCTTTTGTGTAATCGCTGCCTCGATTTTGAACAACCACATCAATTACTTTTCCGTTTGCCACATTGGCTTTTAAGATAGCTTCTGTTCCATCACCACTTATTGTAATAATATCTTGTACTGTACCATCCACATAATTATTACCTTGATTGGTAATCCTCACTATGTCAATACTTCTATTTACAGCCGCAGCTCTCACAAATCTGTTGAAAGTTACAGGCATAAAATCTTGAGTTAAAAATTTTTGTTTCTGTTGCGAAGTCAAGGTGAAAAGATATTTCCATTTGTAACCATCAGGTGTTTTAAAGAATGGTTCCTCTAAAGATGTTGATGACAATGAAAGTTGTGGTTCAGTATTGGAGTTTGTACCACCATTGTTCCAAAGGCATTTAAAAACTTGATCTTTTGAGTTTAAAACATAAAATGGAGTTCCAGCTGGACATATTCCGCAAGAAGCAAATGTGTACAAGGTATTTGCGGTCCAATTTACTCTAGGTACCACAAATGATGCATTTTCTTGGCTGACCCTTTTTGCAACCATAGCTCTATCATAATAAGAATTCAGATCCCGAATCGATTGAGCTGGTGTTGGAGCGACCTCCGTACCAGCGTTCCAAGGTGTTTCTTTACCTAAAGTAACAAAAAGATATGATCTTCTGCTTAAAGGTAGATATGAATTAGCACTTACATCAAGTAAATTGTATATACTTTCTGCTAAAAGTGTTGAAAATTGATAGGTAAGTAAGGAAGCCATGAGTCTATTTATTCGATTTTTTGAAGAATTGTAGTAACTAAATTAGAAGTAACTTCGAATGTTCCAGAAACAATAATGGTATTTGCATTAACGAAAGTGACAGTTTTGACTGAATCTTGATGAAGATGTTACATTGACTGTACCATTTGTAGACTTATAAAGATTCGTCAAAATTACCATATCACCAACATTTACAACATTTGCTAGATCTGGTGTAGAACCTGTTGCAACCATATTATTTGATCCAGAAACTACATTAAATGTGTTGGCCATCGTTTTTCTGGTTAAATGAATTGTAGTAATCTCAGCGTCTGTAACATCTTCTGTGTTTGAATTTATCCGAGTAACTAAAGTTTTTGTACCTAAAGGATGAGCGATTTCATTAAGAGATTTTTTGAACTTACTGTAGTCGTTCTCTGTTTTTATTAAGTATGAATAATTATGGTATTTTTCATCATCTTGAAGTTTTTTATCAGAACTTGGTTGCCCATCTGTATTTAAATAAATTCCTGGATAACGAATAAGTCCATTTTCAAATTTTGCAGTTGCTCGAGCTTTTCCATCACCATAATAAACAACCGATGAAACATTAGCAGTTACAGCTGGAGTAGTATTTGATGTGATTGGTAAAGCAATATTTAAAGAACCACGGTAATTAAAGATTCTTAATAATCCACTTGAGGGTTCATACTTCTCAACTCGAGCATTAAAAGTAGTATTACTACTCGACTCACCTTGGTAAATAACTGTATTTGAAACAAACAACTGACCTTCTGTTACATTTGATACAACAAGATCAGCATTTCTTAAAGAAATTGTTGGTGCCTGCACATAGTCATATCCATAACTTATGATTCGCAGTTTCGTTATTGAACCAATTCGTGTTGTAAATAAGTTAACATCAACACCATCACCTAATATTTCTGTTACAACTAATTCAGAATTTGCACCTGTTGTACTGTTTACGGTAATTACAGGTAAAGAATCTTGTGTGTATCCTTCACCACCTTTTATGAGTGTGCCATTGTCATTGAACACAACAGTTTTTACACCATTATTTGCCAAATGTACCTCAGAAATTTGAGCATTAGCTCCATATCCTGAACCGCCAGTAAAAATTAAATAATCACCAACATTATAATTTTCCCCGCCATTTCGAATTTCAATTCTACCTAAAGCACCAACATCATTTATTGGT